CGACTTCGGTCGCGCGTATATCGACTGGACCGGCAGCGACGGCATCTACCGGGGCGTCATCACTCGGCACGACACGCCGAAGAACACGACGGTGGAGATCTACTTCAGCCTGGACGACGGCTCGAGGTCGGAGCCGGATGCCCCCGTGGGCCCGCCGCCGCCTCCGCCACCACCGCCGCCGTGCATCAGCGAGTGCAGCCCGCCGCCCCCACCGCCGCCGTGCCAGTCGCACTGTGGACCGCCTGAGCCCCCGCCAGGGCCACCGCCCTGCGTGATCACGCCGAGCGCCAAGGGTGGCAACCCGGGACCGCCTGAGACGCCCCCAGGGCACGGTGACGACCACGACGACCCGCAGCCCTGTCACGGCAACGACGACGAACACGGGCACGCGTAGCACACGAAGGGGACCTGGCCATGGCAAGCGACAAGGACAAACTCATCGCCCTGGTGGAGCAGCTGCTGCCGTTCGCGCGGCTCTACCAGGAACCTGAGGAGTCACCGACCGCCAACGAGGACGCCATGGCCAGGGCCCTCATCATCGGGAAGGCCGAGAAGGCCATCCGCAAGACGGTGCAGGCCCGTGGCCGCTAAGCGCCGAGGCGCGGATGGTCTCTCAGTTGAGGAGCGGGTCTTCGCCCTCGCCTACCTCGCGAACGGCTTCAACGGCACCAAGGCCTACCTCACCATGAAGCCCGACGTGAAGAGCAACACCGCCGCGACCGAGGCGTGGAAGCTCCTGAGAAAGCCAGAGATCGCCGCGTTCATCGCTGCCAGCCAGGACAAGGCCTGGAAGGGTCTCCAGATGTCAGGGGACGAAGCGCTCGCCCGTGTGGCTCTGGACGCCCGGGCTGACGTGCGCGAGCTCTTCGACGACAACGGGCGCCGGCTGCCCGTCCACAAGTTCCCCGACAGCATCGCCAACAGCATCGAAAGCATCGAGGTCAAGCGTGGCTCGTTCAAGGTGAAGCTCGCCAGCAAGAGCGCTGCGCGCCGCGTCATCCTGGAGCAGACGGGCAAGCTGAAGAACCCGCTCGAGGACGGCATCACCGCCCTGGCCGAGGCTCTACGCGCCGACCTCTCGAGGAGCAGAAGCACATGAGCCCAGCAGACGTCGCCATCCAGGAGTTCCGCGACTTCGTCGAGGCGAAACGCAAGGAGCTCGAGCACGACGACTTCGTCCACTTCATCGACTCGGTCGGTGAGATCGCGGCCGACCTCTACAACGAGACGCAGGACTGAGCATGAGCATTCCCACGATCATCAAGATTCAGCTGACCCCAGACGAACGGGGCATCGTGTTCGGCAACCGCAAGCAGCTGCTCGGCGGCGCCGGCATCGCCATCATCCGCGCCAGGCAGCGCATCGACCCGGCGACCGGCATCGGCGAGATGCTGCCGCAGTGTCTCGAGACGTGCCGCCAGGCCTCGCACCAGATGAGCAAGCACACAGGGACCTACCAGACCATGCTCAAGACGCTCATCGCCGCAGCGGAGCGTGGGCTGCAGACCCAGGCCCAGGTGGCGTCGTGAGCGACCAGAGCGCAGTAGCGGAGCCCGAGAAGGTCCTCGTCGTCGACGACTGCAAGCACGAACGGTTCGAGGCCGGCGTAGCGGTGCAGCGGTTCGAGAACGGCAAGTTCCTGCTCGAGCTCGTGGTGAAGTGCCGCGACTGTCACCGGCCGTTCCAGTTCGTGGGCGCCCCGCTGGGGCCGAAGTGGACCGGGCCGAGCACCAACATCCTCAGGCAGCAGCTGATGTGCCCTGTCGAGCCCGGGGCCTACGTGACGACTGCGCCGAGGCCGATGTGACGGTCATCGACGTGCCGGACATCCAGGGCCCGAAGACCCGCCAGTGTTTCAAGCAGGCGGAGACCATGGAGCGGTGCGACCGCGCCTTCGGTCACAGCGGCCGCCACAGCTGGGAGCTCGTCGCCAGGATCGTCGAGCAGGAGGCCACCATCCAGGCGCAGAAGAAGCAGCTGAGCGACCTCGAGGGCAAGGCCGAGCGCCTGCTCGCGGTCGTCAAGGCGATGCACGACAAGCTCGGAGGCGAGCAGGTCAGTGAGGGCGGGATCATCCTGCCTGGAACCATGAGGAGGCCGAATTGACAGTCAAGAAGCACCGCCGCAACCCGCAGGACGCGACACTCCGCAACGTCCGAGCGGCCAACACAAAGATCGCCCAGCTGACCGCGCGCGTGGCCGAGCTCGAGCGCAAGCTCACGGTTCGCATCGCCGAGGACTTCAGCAACCTGGTGGAGAGCGTGACGCTCATCGTCGACACGCAGCTGGACAAGAAGTTCAACACCCTGCTGCACCCGCCGGCACCGCCCAGCGTCGAGGGCGAGGAGCTTGGCACCAAGCTGTCCGAGGAAGACGCGGAGAAGCAGCGCCAGGCTGAGCAGGGGCAGCTGCAGACCGAGCTCGCGCGGGACTGATGGACTGGCTCTGGTGGGCCCTGAAGTGGCTGGCCATCTGGACCCTGGTCAGCATCCCGTGTGGGCTGCTGTTCGGGCGTCTGTTCCCGCCGAGTAGAGACGACGACTGAATGGACGAGGACCTCGCGCTTCTGAACGACACCCTTCTGCGCTGGCGGAAGGATGCCCGCGTCATGGTGCGCGAGGCCTTCGGCGCCACCCCCGACAAGTGGCAGGCCCGAGCGCTCGAGCTCGTGAGCAACCCGGCCACACAGCGCCTCGCGTTCAAGGCCTGCAAGGGCCCGGGCAAGACGACGGTGCTGGCCTGGATCATCCTGTGGTTCCTGGTGTGCTTCGAGGAGAGCAAGATCGGCTGCACCTCGATCACTGAAGCGAACATCGACACCAACCTGTGGCCCGAGCTCTACAAGTGGCTCAGCCGCAGCGCGTTCATCAAGGCCAACTTCAACTGGACGAAGAGCGCCATCACCCACCGCAAGAACCCCAACTGGTTCGCAGTCAAGCGCACCTGGCCGAAGAGCGGCGACAGCCAGCAGCAGGCCGACGCCCTCGCCGGCATCCACGCGGACAACGTCATGTTCGTCGTCGACGAGAGCGGTGGCGTGCCCCAGGCCGTCATGGTCACCGCCGAGGCCGTGCTCGCCAACGAGCTCCAGCCTGGCTGCCGCGCCATCGTGGTGCAGGCCGGCAACCCGACGCACACGAGCGGCCCGCTGCACCGCGCCTGCACGACTGACCGCGCGCTGTGGGAGGTCATCACCATCACGGGCGACCCAGACGACCCTGACCGCTCGGAGCGCATCAGCCTGCAGTGGGCGAAGGACCAGATCGCCAGCTACGGTCGCGACAACCCGTGGGTGATGGTCAACGTGCTCGGCATGTTCCCGCCCGCGTCGATCAACGCGCTGCTGGGCATCGAAGAGGTCGAGGCCGCGATGCGGCGCAAGCTGCCGGCGGATGTCTACGCGCACGCGCAGAAGCGCATCGGGGTCGACGTCGCCAGGTTCGGTGACGACCGCACCGTGCTGTTCCCCAGGCAAGGCCTGCAGGCGTTCAGGCCCATCGAGATGCGGAACGCGAACACCGCCCAGATCGCCGGCCGCGTGGCTCGAGGTGCCGTGAAGTGGGGCGCCGAGATGATCCTCGTCGACGACACCGGGCACTGGGGCCACGGGGTTATCGACCAGCTGCAGACCGCCGGCTTCCCGGCCACGCCCGTCGTCTACCACGCGCCGGCCACCGACCCGCGCTACCGCAACATGCGCGCCCAGATGTGGATGGAGATGGCCGACTGGGTGAAGAAGGGCGGCGCGCTGCCGTTCATGCCCGAGCTCGTGCGCGAGCTCACCGAGATCACCTACTCGTTCGTGAACGGCCGCTTCGTGCTCGAGGAGAAGGACCAGCTGAAGGAGCGCCTCGGCTACTCGCCGGACCTGGCCGACGCCCTGGCCACGACGTTCGCGATGCCGGACATGCCGGGCGGCTTCATCGAGAACCTGCAGCAGCGCCAGGCCGCGCTGCGCTCCGATGACGTGGGGCTCATGGACAACCGACGCGAGGCCGGACGCGGCTTCGTTCGCACCAGCGACAGCGTGGTGGACTGATGAAGGTCTTCAGCGTGAAGGTCGACATGCTCAAGGTCGAGCCCCTGTTCGTGCTCGGCTGCACCGAGGAGGCGATGCGCGCCTACGTGCGGCGCCGCTTCCGACTTCATCTTGAGATGATGAGCCCAGAGGTCGCCGGCCGCATGTATACGCTGCACCGCGCGCCCTGGCGCCTGGTGTGGACCGCGACCCTGGACGCGCCCGTCGTGCTGCACGAGCTCTTCCACCTGGTCACGCGCATCTGCGACGACAAGGGCATCGTCATCCGCGCCCACAACGAGCGGGGCGAGAACGACGACGAGACCGCCGCCTACCTGTTCGAGTGCCTCGCGCGCCAGGTGCTGAAGCGGTGCCGCCGATGATCCGCACCGCGACGGTCAACGACCTGCCCGAGGTCTTCCGCATGGCGTTCACGTTCCTCGACTCGGACCCGCGCTTCGTGAAGCTCGGCGACACCGAGCCTGACCTGGACATGCTGGCC